TGGGGCCAAAGCAGAGCCAAGAGCCCGCGAGCGTAAACTTTTGACCGTTTAATAAACCCCACCCATGCCCCTCAGCACCGCCGCCTATTACGTCTCCCTCAATTACGGCCACCACCTCATCAAGTGGGCCATTGGCCGGATCCGGGCCGGGAGCATGACCCCGGAACAGTTCGCCGAGAGCCAGACTGCAGACGCTCACCCGCGGGATCCGAAGCGGGCCACCATCGCCCGGGGACTCCGGGAAATCATGGGCGAGAAGCCCGAGAACCTTCCCGAAAGCCTCCGATGACCCAAGCCGACTACGCCAGGGCCACCGGACTTACCAAGGGCCGGGTCTCCCAGCTTGTGAAGGCAGGAATGCCCCTAGCTTCCCGGGAGGCTGCCGACAAGTGGCGGGGCATGAGTACCCGCGCCCGCCAAACCGCGGGGGTCAAGGGCAAACCGTCCGCGCCGATCATCCCGAAATCCGCTTCGGGATCATCCGGGGAGCCGGGACCGTATCGCCCGCCCGAGGCCCAGGCGCCCACCGACCCCGCGTTGATCTCGGCCGACACTCCGGAGGGTTCCTACGAACGGCAAAAGGGCATCGAGAAAGCCGCTTACGCATTGTCCGTCCGGGCGCTGAAGGCTGGGCAACCCGACGCCGGCCGCCTTGTTCAGATCCACAACCTCGCCGCCCGAAACCTGACCGCAGCCCGGGAGGAAGTTCTCGCGCTGGCCGAACGGGAGCGGCACCTTGTTTCCGGTGACTGGGTCCGCAAAGCCATGACCGAACACGACGGAGCGGTCGCCACTTTGCTCCGAGCAATGCCCAAGCAACTCGCCGGCCGCATCGCCCCTCACGACCCCGAACACGCAGAAAAGGAACTGGACCGCTGGGTCCAAGAAGTCGCCCTTGCCACTCTCCAACAAACCGATCCCTGGAAATGAAGAAATCCCAACCAACGATTGAGCAAATCAAGGTCGATGACCTGATACCTTACGCCACCAACAGCCGGACGCATTCAGCCGAGCAAGTCGCCCAGATTGCCGCCTCAATGGTCGAGTTCGGCTGGACGAATCCAGTGCTGATCGACACCCGCGGAACCATTGTTGCCGGGCACGGCCGGGTCATGGCCGCCCGCAAGCTCGGCATGGAGACGATCCCGTGCATCCGCCTCGGGCATCTGACACCCGCCCAAGTTCGCGCCTACGTCATTGCCGACAACAAGCTCGCCCTAAATGCGGGTTGGGACGATGCAATGCTCAAGGCCGAGTTGGACATTCTCAAGGAGGAAGGTTTCAACATGGATTTGACCGGATTTACCGATGCCGAGGTCGAGAAAATCCTCGGGCAATTCGAGGTTGGGGACGGATCTATGCCAGACCTTAATTCCGGTGACCGCCAACCGATCCAACAAAAAACTTTCACCCTTCACGACGAACAAGCCGAGGAGGTAGACCGAGCCATCTCAAAGGCAAAGGAACTCGGATTGGACAACCACCCAATCAATGAAAACGGGAACGGCAACGCCTTGGCAGCAATCTGCCAAGAGTACAACCGCACCAACCCATGAGCGCCAAGGACATCATCGTTAAGCCAATCAGCAGGGCCGACGCCGACAAGGTCGTTACCTCCTGTCATTACTCTGGGAAAGTGGTTCCAAACTCACAGTTGCACTTCGGTGTTTTCCTAAACGGAAAATGCGGAGGGGCAATGCAGTTTGGCCCATCAATGGACAAAAGGAAGACCATGACCATCGTCCAAGACACCCATTGGAATGGGTTTCTTGAACTCAATCGGATGGCTTTTTCGGAATGGTTGCCAAGGAATAGCGAGAGCCGGGCAATCTCAGTCGCTATGCGATTGATCCGAAAACACTATCCTCACATTGACTGGGTTATCTCATTTGCCGACGCGACTCAGTGCGGTGATGGAACAATTTACAGGGCCAGCGGTTTTGTTTTAACCGGGATCAAGGAAAACAAAACAATCCTCAAGATGCCTGACGGTTCTGTTGTGGCGGACAAAACCCTGAACAATTCAAACTACATCATCAAAGGCGAAAGCGCTGGTTATTGGAAGAAAAACGGGGCTGTCCCACTTTTAGGTTTCCAACTGCGTTACATGTACTTTCTCAACCCAGAAGCCCGCAAAAGGTTGACCGTCCCAATTATTCCGTTTACAGAAATCGAACGTCGAGGTGCTTCCATGTACCTCGGAAAGCCAAAATGCGCCGGAAGTGACACTAAGGACACGGCGGACTCCCAGTCCGCAAAGGACGGCTCGAAACCGATCCCGGCGCTCCACTCTCAACGGTCAGGACTCGAATGTTGACCGACCTCCAGCGGGATCTTCTGGAGTTCCGCCGCGGCCTGTACCGGCCAACCCCGCGGCAAACGGTTGTTGATTGGGCCGAGGCAAATCTCAAACTGACCGCCCGGCAGACCGAAAACCCGGGGCCGTTCTCGACCAGCGTCCGCCCCTACACAAGAGAGCCGTTGGAATGCTGGAAGGACTCCGGGGTCGTCGAGATGACTTTGTGCTGGGGATCCCAGACCAGCAAAACGACCACGCTGATGGCTGGCCTTGCGTGGCTCATCGACAACGAGCCGAGCCCGGCGCTTTGGCTGATGCCCACCGAAAACCTTGCCCGGTCGTTCTCGAAATCCCGGTGGCTGCCGATGCTTGAGGATTGCCCGGCAATCGTGGCGCACTTCCCGCAGGATCGGGACAAACTCACAAACCTCGAACAGCACTTTGACCGTTCCACGCTAACGTTTGTGGGATCCAACAGCCCGGCAAACCTCGCTTCTCGTCCCGTCCGGGTGTTGGTCGCCGACGAGGTGGACAAGTTCGCCCAGGCTACCGAGCGAGAGGCCGACGCCCTTGACTTGGCCGAGCAGCGCCTCAAGGCGTTCAGTTCGTCCAAACTGTTTCTGACATCGACACCCACCACCACCGACGGGCGCATCTGGCAACGGTTCCTCCGCGGGGACCAGCGCCGGTTCTATCTACCCTGCCCCCATTGCAAGGCACCGATCCGATTGGAATGGAGACAGGTCAAATGGGACGAGACCGCCAAACTTGAGGACGGCAAGTGGGACTTTGGTCGGGTCCGCGCTTCCGCCCGCTACGAATGCCAGCTTTGCAAGGGCAACATGACCGACGCGCAGAAGGTCGCCGGACTTCGCCATGGGCAATGGATCCCGGAGAACAAGGGAGCGCTACCCGGGGTGCGTTCCTACCATCTTTCGAGCCTCTACAGTCCGGATCGGAAATGCACTTGGGGCCACCTTGCCGTGCAGTTCCTCGAAGCCAAGGAATCGCTGTTGGGCCTCCAGTCGTTCGTGAACGGTAACTTAGCCGAACCGTGGGAGAACCAAGCCGCGCCCCGGCAACGGGACGAACTCATCGTGTCGGGCACCGAGGGACTGACGGACAAGTGCGTGAAGTTCTTGACCGTTGATTGCCAAGCCTCCAGCCCTCACTTCTGGTTTGTGGTTCGAGCATGGAACGAAGACGGATCCTCCCGGGCGGTTGACGCCGGACCCCTCGACACTTGGCACGACGTGCGCGAGAAACAACGGGAACACGGGGTCGGGGACGTCCACGTCGTCATCGACTCAGGCTATGATGCCCCGACAGTTTACGCCGAATGCCTCCGGTGGGGGCGGTTCGTGGCTCGCACCGGGCGGGTGCCGCTTTGGGTCGGGTGGATGCCATCGAAAGGAATGCCCCGGAAGGGATGGCGCAACCCGAAGACCGGGGTGGACGAGCCTTTATTCCTACGAGGAATCGACCCGCGAGTGGGCGACAACGCCGGCAACCAAGGCCGTCTCGAACTCAAGCTTTTGGAGTTCGGCACCGACGTGACCAAGGACATTCTCGAACGCCTCCGCAAGGGCAAGGTCAGCACCCGGTGGGAGGTCGCCGAAAAGGTCGCCACCCCGGATTATTGGAGGCACCTCGACTGCGAGCAAAAGGTCGCCCGCTTGTCGAGCGCCACCGGCCGAACGACGTGGACGTGGCTGCCGAGGTCATCAAAATGGCCGAATCACCTCGCCGACTGTGAAGTCATGCAGGTGGCCGCCGCGGTTTTCTTCAACCGACTCCGCATGACCGCCGCCTCATCAAACGATGCAAACTGACCTGCTGACCACCAAGGAACTGGCCTCCATGCTCAAGCGGGCTCCGTCCTACGTCTACGCCATGAAGGCCCGAGGGTTCCCAATGCCAGGGGGCCGGGCGCGACTCACCGAGGCTCTGGCGTGGCTCACCCGGCACCCGCAACCAAGGGCAGAACGCCGGCACGGGCGCAAATGAGCAAGGACGGGCCAACGCCCCGGTGGCGTCCGGTCCCGGATCGTGCGGACCTTAAATCGTGGCAGTTTCCTCAGCATTCGCCCGCGGCCTCCTGCGTCACGTCTACTCGACGGTGACCCATGGAGCCACGTTGCTGGACAAGCTCAACAGCCTCAACAACGAGGCGGTCCACGCGCTTGAGTCGGGAAAGGTTCTCCAGCAGACCACCGGCAACGGTCGGTCGGTGACGTTTCAGGTCAACGCAAGCGAGGGCGTGACCCCTACCGAAATGTCGGAGATTTACAGCCGGCTCTTGGAGCTGTATGACGATGCCGTTGCCGCGGGGAACGTGACCGATGCCACCCGCTACGCCTACATGATGGCCCGGTTGAAGCCGATCCGGTCCTTCCGAAACGATTTCTCGAACCTGATCCGATGAACCTCCTCCGACGCCTCCAGGCAGCTACCCGGTTCGTCGTTGCTCCCAAGGCACGATATGAGGGGGCTCGGCATTCGACCCAGCGTTCAACGCTCCACGGTTCGGTCCAGTCGGCCGCCTACGACATCGACCCCTACAGCCGCTACGAGTTGGTGCGTCGGTCCCGGTACTTCGAGCGCAACAACGCGTTCGTAAATCGGATCGCTGACCTTTTCGAGCAGTACACCGTAGGACAGGGGCTCGCGTTCTTCCCGTCATCGTCCAGCCCAACGTGGAACGAGGCCGCGCTCAATTACTGGCGGGACTGGCAACGGTTCGCTGACCTGTCGTCCCGGCTGTCGTTTGGATCCCTTCAGGGAATCATCGCCCGGGCGCTTTTTGTCGATGGCGAGATCTTTGTCATCCTCACCCGAGGCGAGTCCGGCAACCCTCGGATCCAGTTGGTGGAATCCCACCGAGTAAAGAACCCGCCCACCCAGGACGGCCGGACGATCATCGACGGCATCGAGGTGGACGACCGAGGCCGCCCGACCGCCTATTGGATCACCAACGAGGACGCGAAGCGAAAAGAGAGCTTCCAACGGGTCGAAGCCCAGTTCGTCGTCCACGTCTTCGAGCCTGGACGCCCTGGGCAGTACCGAGGACTCCCGGCGCTTTACCCGGTGATGAACGACCTCCACGACTTGGACGATCTCCAGATCTTCGAGATGCAAGCCGCCAAGGCAGCATCGAAGGTGCAGAACGTCATCAAGACCAAGGAAGGCGAGGTCACCGATGACGACATCATCCGCGGGACTGTCACAGGTTCTGACGGGGTCGAGCGGGCCGATTACTACAAAGACGTTTTCGGTGGCGAGGTCGCGGTTCTCAAACACGGGGACGAGTTCAACCAATTCAAGGTCGAGCGTCCGTCTGCGGCGACCAGCGGTTACTGGGATTACCTGACCAGCAAGGTTTGTGCTGGCATCGGAGTGCCGAAGGAAATCGTCCTCCCGACTTCGATGCAGGGGACTTCGATGCGGTCTGTCCTGGACATTGCCAACGCGTTCTTCCGCTCCAGGTCTGCCGTCATTGCTGACCACCTTCGCCGGGTGTACGAATACGTCATCGAATCTGGAATCCGCACCGAGCCGTTCATGCGCCCGGCTCCGGCTGACTGGTATCGGTCGACCTTCCGCGCTCCTAGGTCGATCAATGTGGACGTGGGTCGCAATTCCGCCGCCGCGGTGGCTGAGTTCAAGACGGGGATGCGCACCCTTCAAAGCATCTACGCCGAGACGGGCGAAGACTGGCGCGAGCAATTGCGGCAAAAGGCGGCCGAAATTGCCTATGCACAACAGCTTGCCCAGGAGTTCAACGTCGATCGGGCCGAGATAATGACGCTCGACCCCAACGAGCTTTCGAGCAATAACGCAGCAGCAACAACCGCGTGAAAACCTGGTTCGACATCCAAGCCAAGGCCAACGAAGAGGCCGACATCTTCCTTTACGACGAAATCGGGGGATGGGGCGTGAACGCGAAATCGTTCATCGACGCGGTCCGGGCTACCGGTGCAAAGCGCATCAATCTCCGCATCAATTCGCCGGGCGGCTCCGTGTTCGACGGCATCGCGATTTACAATTTCCTCCGCGGACAGGACGTCACCGTCCAGATTGACGGACTTGCCGCGTCAATTTCCTCCATCATTGCCTTGGCTGGAAAGACGGTCCGCATCGCTGGCAACGGGTTCTTCATGATCCACAACCCTTGGGGCGGTGCGATCGGTGAGGCCGACGAAATGCGCCAGACGGCTGATCTCCTGGACAAGATCCGGGACAGCCTAGTCGGCACCTATGCCGCGAAGACCGGCAAGGATTACGACACCATCAAAAAGTGGATGGACTCCGAAACCTGGTTCTCCGCGGCCGAAGCCAAGGATGCCGGATTCGTTGACGAGGTGACCGACGAAATCGCTTTCGCCGCTTCCACCAGGTCGTTCCGAAATGCTCCCGAAGCCCTGAAGGCTGTTTCCATAACCGCGCCCCAGGCTGCCCGCCGCGCATTCGACAAAGGGGTCCGCCAGGTTGAGGACGGCAAGGGGGGCGACGGGCTTGAACCTGCCACCGTCAAGGAAGCCCGCAGCCTCAAGGCTGGCGAGGCCCCGACTGAGGCGAAGATCCGCAAAGCGTATCGTTGGTGGGCTCGCAATGAGCGGTTCCTCGACTCAGAGGCTGACAGCCCGGCTGACGTTGCCGCGAATCTGTGGGGCGGTGCTGCCGGACGTGACTGGTTCCGTGCCTTGTACGCTCAACTTGACGAGGACAACGCGTCGACCGAAACCACCGAGACTCACCAAAATAACACCAAAACCATGCAAAAACTGCTTCAGAGTCTGACCGCTGCCGGTCTGATTTCCTCCGCTGACCTGGCCGAAGACGCCATGGTTGCTGAGTTCGACACCAACTTCGCCGCCATCAAAAAGGCCAAGGACGACGCGCTGGCCGCCCTCGACGAGATCGCCAAGGCCAAGGTTGTGGCCACGGTGGATGCCGCCATCGCTGACGGCCGCATCGCTGCTGGTGTCAAAGACGCTTGGGTCGCCCAAATCCAGGCCGATGCCAAGGCCGCCGAGTTGCTGGCCGCCATTCAAGCCCCGAAGCCCGGAGCCGACCCGGTTGGTTCTCCGGCTGCCGGTGCTGGCAAATCTTCCGCCGATCTTCGCGCTGAGTTCGACCGGATCACCGATCCCAAGCAGCGCACAGCTTTCTGGTCCGTCAACAAGGCCCAGTTGCTCAAACGGTAACCTCACCAACAACCCAAACACACCATGCCCAATACCCTCGACTCCGGCCTGAATGGGACGCTGATTTCCCAGGCGGGCCTCGATGCCTTCGTCGGAGCTTTCGCTCCCATGTCGGCGTTCACCACCGACTTCGACCCGGCTCCGGCCTCGAAGTCCGACACCATCCAGGTCCCCTACGTTCCGGCCGCCTCGGCTGCCGCGGACTTCTCCGGCACCTACACCCGCCAGGACTCCACGCTGAACAAGCGCACGATCACGCTGAACAAGCACAAGTTCGTGTCCTGGTATCTGTCGGACGTGGCCATCGCCAAGTCCCCGGCCGTGACGCTTGAGCGTTTCGGTATGCAGAAGGGTTTCCAGTTGGCCAAGGCCGTGTTCCAGGACGTGCTGTCCGCGGTCACCCTGGCGAACTACGGTGCCGCCGCCCACACCGGCCTGGCTGCCAACTTCGACTACGCCGACGTCGTTGACATCAAGGACGCTTGCGACTCCGCCGAAATGCCCGAGATGCCCCGGAGCCTGGTGCTGTCGTCCAGCTACTACAACGCCCTGCTCAAGGACAGCGTGATCAAGGACGCTGGTGCGCTTGGCGCGACTGCCAACCAGACCGGCAGCCTCCCGAACCTGTCCGGCTTCATGACCTACCGGTCGAGCCTGGTTCCGGCCAATGCCCAGAACCTGGTCGGCTTCGCCGCCTACCCGTCCGCCCTGGTGACCGCGATGCGTTACCTCCAGCCCTCTGGCCGCAGCCAGGACGGCATCTACCGCCCCGTCGCTGACGAGAACACCGGTATCACCCTCGGTTACCGCGAGTTCTACGACAACGACAAGGGCGAGGTTGTCGCCGTGCTGGAGTGCTTCTACGGCTTTGCCCTGGGCGAGGCCTCTGCCCTCAAGCGCATCGTCTCCGCCTAATCGCCATGCGACTCGGAATCCTGATCGCAGACGGCAAGGTCGTCCTCGGACCCGCTCCGGCCTCGAAGGTCGAAGCGGAGTTCAAGGCGACCGTGCAGGAAGGCGGCAACGGTGTGGGCGTCATCGAACTGTGGTCCGAGGACCGCGGCCGCGAGAAGCGTCACAAGTTCACCACCGAGTCGAAGCCTACTACCGTGGCTGAGAAGCCCCGGAAGAAGTAAGCCAATCCAATGAACGCGGCCGACACGGCACTCGCTAACGGATTTATCACCTTGCTGGCAACGGCAGGGGATACGGTGACCTTCCGTGGTGCGTCCGTGTCGGCCGTCGTCAATTGGATGCCGTTCGAGGAAAAAGCATTCCCGAACAGCCCAGACTTTGACCGGGAGGCCACCAGCCGCGTCGAGTTCGTCGATGGGGCGGTCTCCCCGGCTCCCCGCGTTGGTGAGATCATCACCCAGGGGACCAAATACCACCGAATCCAGTCCGTCAGGTTCAATGGCCTGGCCTGGTTGCTCGACTGCGAGGTGACGACGTGACGTTGACCTTCCAGACCAACCTGGACGAGTTCAATGCTGCGTTGACTCAATACGCCCGCCTTTCATCCAAGGGGGCGTCTGAAGCCGTTGCCAAAAAGGGCGCGGACTTCGGATGGCGGCTGTCCCGCAAACTGCTCGCCCTGGCGCCGAAAAAGGGCGTTGTCCGCAATGAACGCCTGGCTGCGATTGCTGCCGGTGGCGGTGTAAAGGTCCGCGATTCGATCAAGCAGCGCACCTTCGCCAAGTTCGGCGTTTCTCAGACCGTGGCGGGACGCAAGCTCCGCATGGGCAAACGCCTGGCAGCGTCCAAGATCGTCGGTGGCAAACGTTTGAACCTCCAGGCCCTCCTGGTCCGTGCAGAACTCAATGCGCGTGAGAGCGGTCGCGGGTTCTCGGCATTGTCGGCCCGGTACAAATCGCTTTCTCAGGAATTGGCAGCGGATCGCTTCGGCGAGCAACGCAAGCGCATCCTGGACCGCTACAATCGATTGGTCTCCCAGGTTGGATTTAAGCGCGATGGAGACTCCGCCAGCCTCACATTCCGGTGGGGTGGCAACAAATCGTCCGGTGACTTGGCCGTGTCGCTGCAAAAGCCACGCCAGCAAAATGCGATCGCTTCGGCCCTGAACGAAGCCCGGGCTGATATGATGGAATACATCATCCGCAAACAGAACGAGGCCGCCAGGGCGTTGGCAATCTGACCCGATGCTTTCACTCTCATCCATGCAGTCGACGGTCGCTGCGGCAATCTCCGCGAATGCCTATTTCACGGCATCCCCGGCTGTGACCTGCATCGCTGACGATGGTCTTCAGGACTCGGCAATCGAAACCCAGTTGCGGTCGATTGGCTGCGTGGTCGTTGTGCCACCGATCCTTCGGGCCATGCGACGAGACCTGGGAGCCGGCAAGCTCCTGTTGGATGCCGAAATCGCTGTCCGGGTGCTGATCAACCCGCACGTCAACGCATCGGTTGGCGGAGCGAACAGGAACATTTATTCGGCTGTCGCAGCAGCCAGTCAGGCCGTTTTGTCGTGGGTTCCGGCGACCGCTGGAGATCGACGGTTCGAGACCGTTGACGACTTCATGCAGATCGCTGTAAACGACACCGGCCTCCTGGGTTACCATTTGCTTTTCACCAAACTCTCCACCCTCAACTGATCCCAACCAACCATGAACACCGCCCCAGTCATCCTCGGCAATCACGGGTTTTTCTTCCGCGATGGCGCGAGCTTCACCGTCCCCTCTGCTGGCACTGCTGGCCGCACCTCCAAGCCCGGAGCCGCTGACACTGGCTGGATCGACCTCGGTATCCTGTCCGAGGCGACCATGCAGCATGAACGCGAGGAGCGCGACATCTTCGCCCCGACCCCGGGCGTGATGCGCTTGTACGACGTCATCGAAACCAAGCGTCAGCTTTCGATCAACCTGACCGCTCAGGAACTCAGCCCGCTGGCGTTCGAATTGATCTTCGGCACGCTCGCCCTGACCTCGGCCTCGACCCAGTACAACCCGCTCGAAGGCGCGACCAAAAAGGGATGGCTCAAGCTCCAGCAGTACAACCAGAGCGATGCCATCGTCAACACGGTGGACGTGTACGTTCAAATCAAGGTCTCCGGGGAAATCACCTTCGGCGACAATGTGGTGACCGCCCAGTTCGAGGCTCGCGTTCTCCACTCCACGCTGAACACCGGCACCCTCGCCTAAT